ATGAATAATTTTTCGATGAACCGTGTCGCAAAAATGTATGAAGAATATTTTCAATCAGTATTGAATATATATACTGGTAAAGGGTGGTATGAACCAAATGATACTCGTGATGAATTAGACTGGTTAAGAAAACAGTACCCAGTCCAAGATTATATCTATCCAATACTAGAACAAAAAAGAAAAAATGTATATATAGATTGTGGTACGCATATGTTTCAAGGATTTTCTCAATTTGTTAAAAAGTATAATATTAATTCAACATGGGAATGTTATGCATTTGAAGCTAACCCATATGTATATCAAAAATCAAACGAAATATATAACCAATATATCAGTGCTGGATTTAACATTACGCATTTAAATAAAGCAGTTTATGATAAAACTGAACTAGTAACTGTGAATTGTGCTTATACATATACCAATGATTATACACATTTAGGGTCTAATGTGTTAGAAAACCCCCCTGAAAAAGATATAAAATACAATGATCAATTTTTATATAATGATGCCCAACTAATGATTGGGGCTATAAAATTTTCAGATTTTATTATCAATAAATTTGATAATTCGCATCGTATAATTCTTAAATTGGATATTGAAGGTAGTGAATTTAAGGTGTTGGATGATATTATATCATCTAACGTATACAATTATTTTGATAAAATATACGTAGAATTTCATGAAAGATTTTTTGATAATATAGAATTTTATGAACAAAAAATTAAGTATTACACAACCTTCTTCAAACAAACTAATGTAGAATTTTTACATGGCGAAGATTGGGATTTAGATTAAGTCAATAATATCAAAAATAGTTTGGAGTTTGGTTCTAATTATCTTATTAGAAAAACTATTTTTCAACCCCTGGTGAAGAGGCTTGGGTGCTAATTCAATAGTACACCAAGCCCATCCGCAGTGTTCATCACTTAACGTAGGAATGAACTCATTGTCTATAACACATAAAAATGTGTGAAAATTAAACACAGTGTCGTTGGATACAAATGTTTCAATTGGTATTGTTTTGATTATGACTGGCTCAACCCCTATCTCTTCAATAATTTCTCTTTGTAATCCTTGCCACGGGTTTTCGTTAGCTAAATTTGTGCCACCAACTAACCCCCATGTCCCATTATGTTTTCCTCTTGCTTTTTGAACTAATAAAAATCGTCTAGTAGATATTGAATAAAACAATGCTCCGCTGCACACAATCTTATCAGTTATAGTACTAAGTGCCATTTTCCCTCACTATATTCGCCATCAAAACTCTTAACCCACGAAATACCATTCCACAAATACTGTACACCAGTATATATGTTAGTTTGCCATATCATTACATCATTATTAGAAGATAATGTTGAATTAAAAATTATATTCCACGAAGTACCTGACCATTCAATAATATCATTAGCATGTGCAATAAAATCAATATTGCCTGTTGATTTCCACGCATCTGGGCCATCTTCATTTAATTCACTACCAATATCTTCAACGATTAAAAACCTAGTACCAACTACTATAAGCTGATCGATTGATTCATTATTTGGGCGTTTTGGATTATAAGTTAATGGATTAACGATTGCGTCAAACGTGCCAGTACTACCTGGTCTATAACTACCAGTCGCATTATAACCTGGGTTATAATCTAATTTTCCAGTACTATCTATCCCAGTATTAGAAACTAATGTATCAGTATCCCATGATACAATTAAGTTATCTAAATTTACTGGATCTAATGAAATTGTGCCAACAATCTGTGAATTATCTGGTTGTAATAAATAAATTGAACTAACCCCTGATACAAATTTTCCTGGATATAAATCAATTATTTCACTCCATGTTAGTGGTGCTGATGGTACACTTGACCCTAACAGTGAAACTGCATTCCCATAAACTAAAATACTATATTGGTCAATTGTGATCCGTTCCTGGCTTAGTAAATCTGAAAATGTAATAGTTGGTTCAGCAGTATCAATGCCTAATCCTTCAATATAACCAGTTGGGCTAGTTTCTACGGAACCATATAAGCTTGTAATAATGTTGGTAATAACACCTAACTGTTTTACTTTAACCGGCGCACTCAACCAAATTGGCGTGTCTATAGTTAATGTGGCTATATCGATTGCTAAGTTATTCCCTACTGGAACTTGCCTACTTGACCAATTAATTTGATCTAAATTTAATACTGTTAAACTGGTCCAATCTAGGTAGTTATCAGATGTTTGTAATTCAACACTTGGATTAAAAAATATTAAAATTTGTTCTAAAATTTGAAACTTTTGATCTGTACTAGCTGCCCATATATCAACTTTCATTGATAGTTTAAATGGGGTTGGCATTATTTTTTCTACAGTATAATTTCTACCTTGTGTATTCAAATATGTATTTGTAGCTGGATCGATATCACGATCTCTAAAATGTGATTTTCCAACATACGTAGCATCTGCAAGACGATCTCTATCTAATTCTAATCCAGAAATATAAATCGCAATTCTAGGAGCAGCATTGATAATATTTTCTGAGTTCTGTCTAATTACACTAGCAACTTGTCTATCTTGGTCTCCGTATAATACCGGTATTCTGTGGAGAGATCCATCTCCATACTTAACTACGAAATTACTAAAAAATCTAATAGTTTGTGTAATATATCGTCTTAATTGCCCATCATAAAAATGTAACATAGTATTCCTTAAAAATTCGCATCTGGTCTAAGTGCTTTGGATAAACTTTGACGTTGTGACTCTCTGTGATTATATAATGTCACCTTCCATGCACCTGTATATGGGATCGATTGTTGTTCACTATCGATTATTGGTAAATGTATTCTAACTTTATTAACTCCATTTACTGAATATGATGATATAATCCCAGCATGGTCTGAAACAACAAAATCTAGTTCATGTACGTCCATTTTTAATACAACATATATGCAAGTGGTGTAATTAATATTCGTATCAATTATAATAGTATTTTTGTTTAATTTTACAAAATCTGAACCAACGGCATTGTTATAAGTGTATTTTGTATTATTAATAAAACTAGTTTTCAGAGTATTTCTAGTATCATTGTTAGTCATTGACATTCTTACTGAATCTTCTACTCTAATCCATTTATCCCCATCATACTTGAATAGTCGGTTTGGTATAAAATCATTTCTCAAAAAGAAATCATCAACCCCCGCGTTTGCTGGAAATTGTATGCCAATACCAAAGTCATACCCATTTACAGGGCATCCATCCCCAACCAGATAACCAGTATATCCTGTTCTCAAAGGAGTTACCGTATTGTCATTGGTTAAAATAGATGAACTGCTTGCATCTAAATTCATATCATCAACGGTATGTATTAATGGTTTACCTGTTATCGGATCAACTGATAGTGTATAAAACTGTCTAGTTTCATATCCGCTCATTGGTGCATCAATTTCAGATTGTTGGATTACGGCATCATTAATTTCTAATTCTTTAGCTCGTGTACTTAAAATATCACGTACTGTTAACTCGGTGTTTTCACCAGCTGGTAAATCAAGAATATCAGAAAATTGTTGACTATCTGTAATTTTGGTGATACGTAAACGGTACAAATGTGGGAACCATGTTACAGAAAATCCCTCACTAGCACGGCCAACATCTTCTACTACATAATATCTTGGTAAACTAACATCAAAATCATTTAATGCAAAATCATCTTTTAAATGTGGTATTTCAATTACATCACCACTAATTGGTTTTCTACCAACATAATTAATGAAATCGTTGATATGCACAGTCATGAATAAGGTATCATTATCGATAAACAATCCAAATTGACTCAAATTGAAATCAATATTTTCAACGTTATAATATCCCCTAATACGATACACTTCTGGTTCATATTTTCTATCACGGTTTTCTAGTAATAACATATCTTGAATATTGGTATTAGAAACAGAATCATATATTGGTTGATCTGCAGTCCCAGAGTCGGCAATAGATGGCCCTAAATATTTATGGACATAAACATCAGTTCCACCAACTTGAAACATTCTTGAAATCTGACGATCTATAAATTTGTAATTATTTCCCTTTTCGGGTTTGTACATGCTTAGACGTGGCAACGTAATTCTCCGGTGTTATATGATATTTATCAGATAAATATAGTTGGAGAACTATTATGACTGAACTGCTTACAGATACAACTACCACATCAACTATCGAACGTAACAAAGTTTTTGATTATGTAAAAGCTATGTTAGGTGATGGAATGATCGATATTGACTTGGATCCAATTCACTATGAAACTGCTCTTGATCGAGCATTAACCCGATATAGACAACGCAGCCCAAATGCCGTTGAAGAAAGCTATAGTTTCTTGGAATTAATTCAAGATCAAAATGAATATAGACTTCCTGACGAAATTATTGAAGTTAGACAAGTTTTTAGACGTGCAATCGGATCAAGATCCGGTATGGGCGGTGGTGGTACATTATTTGAACCATTTAACTTGGCATATACGAATACCTACTTAATGAGTGGTAGTATGATGGGTGGATTAGCAACTTATGAATTATTTGCAGGATATCAAAAACTAGTTGGACGTATGTTTGGTAGTTATATTGAATTTAAATGGAAACCAACTAGTCACTTATTAGATATTTTACAAAGACCATTTGCACAAGGTGAACAAATACTAATTCAATCATACAATTTCAGACCTGACTTTGTATTATTAACTGATATTTACGCTAAACAATGGTTGCGTGATTATACCTTGGCAACATGTAAAATGATGCTTGGTGAAGCTAGAAGTTTATTTGCATCAATAGCTGGGCCAACAAGCGGTGGTATAACGCTTAATGGTAATGATTTAAAATCGGCTGCAAAAGAAGAATTAGCTGCGTTGGATAAAGAATTAGAATTATTGGTATCTGGTGGGACAGGATATTCATTCGTCCTCGGTTGATTAAAAAATGAGGTATATATTTATAATAGGATAAATGAGTGTATGAAAAATATACTTACAAAAATATTACAAGATGATACCTCATACAATAAGTCGGCAACGAAAATGCTAAAAAGGACACATCCAGAATTATGGAGTGAAATTCTTGATATTACATCATTCTTACCAGACGATGCAAAACCCAAACAACGTATATGGCATTTAATGAATGATACTTACTCTATTCCAAAATGCCCTATTTCAGGATTTGAAGTTAAATGGGTTGAATATCGATATTTAGAAACATATAATGCATCTGCACGTACAACATTGTTAAATTTACGTGGAAAACTTAATAATCAATCTGAAAATGCTAAGAAAAAACGAAACAAAACTAAACATGATTTAATTAAAAGCGGAATGTATACCCCATTTAAAATGGATGCTGAAAAAATCAAATTACGAACACAAAAAATTGAAGAATCATGTTTAAAAAAATATGGAGTTAAAAGCACATTATTACTCGCAGATGTACGTAAAATACAATATAAAACTAAAGTTGAAAAAGGACAAATAACCCCAATTGAATTACGAAGTAGTAGAGATATTTATTATGCAGCTGTTAAACGTTTGACTAAAGATAGTTGGAACACCAATTTTGATAAAATAAATCCAGAAAGACTTAAACGAAGCGCCTATAATTTGGATCATATTTATAGCATTCAGGAGGGGTTTCGAAATGGAATTCCACCTTATATTATATCACATTGGACTAATTTACGAATGTTAGAACCTATCTTAAATAGCAGCAAAGGTATGCGATGTGATAAAACTATTGATAAATTATTTGAAGATGTATTTAATCAATATTGACATCCTTGTAATCATTTGATATAATACTATGGTTACAAGGAGAAAGTAATATGATTATAGGTGTAGTCGGATCAATTGGATCTGGGAAAGGTACGGTAGCGGACTATCTAGCAAATTTTCACAGTTTTAGATGTGAATCATTTGCCGCATCATTAAAAGATGCGGTGTCAGTAATATTCGGATGGGACAGGACACTACTTGAAGGCCGAACACAAGAATCTCGTGTATGGCGAGAAAAGCAAGATGAATGGTGGACAAAAAGACTTGGGATAAACATAACACCTCGATGGGTTTTACAAAATTGGGGAACTGAGGTATGTCGTGATGGGTTTCACCAAGATATTTGGATTGCTAGTCTTGAAAATAAACTTCGAAGAAGTAAAGATAATATAGTCATTTCAGACTGTAGATTCCCAAATGAATTTCAAGCAATTAGGGCAGCTGGTGGGAAAATCATCCGGGTAAAACGTGGTCCAGAACCAGACTGGCACCCATATGTTAAAGATGCATTACGTGGTGATAGTATTAGTAAATCAATATTGTTAAGACGTTATGGTGTTCACGAAAGTGAGTGGGCTTGGTATGGATTAGAATTCGATGTAATTATAGAAAATAATGGATCTATTTCAGACTTATATAATAGTGTACAGACGCACGTTATAGGTCAGGATGAAGATCCCCTTGCTTCCAATATATCCCTTCTAGATGTAGTATCCGTTGACAGTTGGAGCACACTGTTTTAAGGTTGCTTGGTCTACAATTGTTTAAATTTCCATCAACATGAAATACCGCAAATATTTCTGTATATTGCGATTTATATCCACATTTATCACATTGATTTTTTATAGTATACCCAGACCGAAACCATCTGGGTATACCATGATATAACCCATTCTTTAAACAAGTTTCACATAATTTTCTATAATAAGTTCTTTCATTCTTTATATAATTTATCGCTGCTGGTCTATATCCGCATTTACATAGTGGTCTCATATTAATATTTATTGATATCACCCCTTTATTATCCCTTTTTATACCCCTTATCGCCATATAAAACCCTGAAATTTACTAAATACACAAAGAGATCTATTTAGACATTGTTCATGGAGAATATATTATGGCTCAACTTCAATCACCAGGCGTAAGCGTTACTGTAATTGACGAAAGTTTTTACACCCCTTCCGCACCGGGTACAGTTCCATTAATCGTTGTTGCTTCTGCCGAAAATAAGCAAAACGGTTCAGGTACAGGTATTGCACCAGGTACTTTAAAAGCAAATGCTGGTCAAGTTTATTTAATGACTAGCCAAAAAGATTTATCAGATACTTTTGGAACTCCGATTTTCCAAACTGATGCTAACAATAATCCAGTTCATGCTGGTGAATTAAACGAATATGGTTTACAAGCCGCATACAGCTTTCTAGGTGTAAGCAATAGTGCGTATGTAGTTCGTGGTGATATTGATTTATCACAACTTGAAGAATCTGCTGATGCACCTGCCGGTCTGCCAGTAGATGGAACCGTGTGGATTGATACTGCTGCTACTCAATACGGTATTTTTCAATGGGATGCAAATCCAGCTACTGTAGCAGGTGGACAATCTTTTACTGTCCAAAAACCATATGTTATTACTGATCCTAATTATGTTGTTGATTTTGCTGGGCAAGATTATACTCCAAAAGCTAGTTTTGGTGCAATCGGTAGTTATGCAATTGTTGCAGTATCTGGTCTTATTAATCTATGGTTTAAAAAACCAATTACAACATCAGCATCTGGTGTTAAATGGGTTGAAGTTGGATCAACCGAATGGGTTGCAAGTTGGCCAACCGCGCAAGGTTCAAAACTTCAAAGTGCAATAACAGTCGGATCATCTGATACATTAACAATCAATACTACAACTATTACTATGACAAGTGTTACAAATTTAAGTACACTTGTAACTGCGATAAATGCACAGACCACAACTACTAAGATTTCTGCTGGTATTGTAAATAATAAATTACAATTATTCTCAACTGGGCCAAACTTAGTAATTTCTGGATCTGCTGCAATAGCAACTGGTATTTTAGCTACTGGTGAAACTACTGGAACATTTTTAGCACCAGCATTACAAATTAGTTCCCATACACAAATCCCATTATTCAAAGCAATTGATAATACTGGATCTAACAACGGAATTGCTTCTGGTGCAGTTTGGATTAAAACAACTACTCCAAATTCTGGAGCACACTGGTTTGTGAATCAATATAATTCTAAAGCAGCTCAGTGGACACCGGCTACTGTATCACTATATGCAAATAATATAGATGCTATTGATGGATT